ACGTACGCAGCCGCTAATTATCGCACTAACTACTGCCGGCCATGACCGTAATTCGATTTGTTTTGAAGTTCACGAGTACGCTCGGCAAGTGGCGGCGGGCACTCTACGCGACGAAACTTTTTTACCGGTACTTTATGCCGCTGACGAAAGCGATGATTGGACAGCTGAAGAAACATGGAAGAAAGCCAATCCGGGATATGGCACGATCTGCACAAAAGCGTACTTTGAACAAGAAAGCAAGAAAGCGCAGAACGTCCCGTCGTACCTGAATACGTTTCTACGGCTGAACCTCAATATTTGGACGAGCGCGGAAACGGCATGGATTCCTGACGACGTTTTCATGCGCGGGAGCGACCCTATACCGTGGGAGAAGCTGCCCAGCTTGCCGGCCTTTGGCGGCCTCGACCTTGCAAGTACGCAGGATTTGACCGCCTTTGCATTGCTATTCAGGGACGACGAATGCGATTGCTTTTACCTCATCGTTCACCAGTTTGTGAACCAAGACAAAGCCGATTCCAAGAAACTAAGCGCAGGCATCGACTACCACCGGTTCGCCAAGGGCGGGCATATAACGATAACGCCCGGCAACGTAACCGACTTTCGTTACGTCAAAGAACACATTGTCGAAGCGTGCGGCAAATACGACGTGCGGTCAATTGGATACGACCCGAGGTTCTCCACCTACATCGTTAGCGAGCTGATACAAGACGATATTGAAATGCACCCAATGGCGCAGAACATTACGACGATGAACGGCCCGACGAAGGAATTTGAAATGCAAATGATGAAAGGCAATATTGTTCACGGCGGTAATGAGGTGCTGCGCTGGCAAATGGGCTGCGCCGTGGTTTACACCGACGTAAACGAAAACAAGCGCGTCACGAAAGAGAAGCACGAAAGCAAAAAAGTCGACGGCGTTATAGCTTCCATTATTGCCATGAACGAATACGGCCACCACAAAACGAGCGGCGCAGCCGACACGATATTCGACATAATTTCCCTTTCGTAAATTGCGAACCATATGGCAACACTTCGCGACAGATTCAACGCGCTTTTTCGTTACCGCGTAGGCAAATACGACAGCCAAGCAATTCCGAATGAACTCGGTATTTACGGGCACACGATTAGCGGCGCGAACGTGAACGAAGCGACGGCCCTTACTATTTCCACGGTTTACGCTTGCACGTACAAAATCGCAAGTACGCTTGCCAGCTTGAACTTAGATATTTACGAGCGCAACGGCCGAAACATTGACGTTGCGAACGTGCATCCTGCGTTCGATGTAATCAAATACAAGCCGAACGAATACCAAACGGCGTTTGAATTTTGGGAAACCATTATCAGCCACGCCGTGTTGAACGGTTGCGGCTACGCGCTGATTGAACGCGACGCACGCGGCTACGCTACGCAGCTTATTTGCTTGGATTATTACGACGTCGACCGCAAGTTCGTAAACGGCCAGCCCGTGTTTAGCGTGAAAAACGTGGGCATGGTGCAGCCTGAAAACATGCTGGAAATTTGCAACCTTCAGCGCAAAAGCCCGATCCGCTTGCACCGTGAAAACCTCGGTTTAGCCAAAAGCGCCGAGGAATTTGGCGCGGAATACTTTGGCAGCGGCGGGCAAATGACCGGCATACTATCCAGCGACCAGCCTTTGAAGAAAGAGCAAATGGATATAATCCAACAAAGCTGGAACAAGGCGCAGAACCAAGCCGGCACGAAGCTTTTGCCGTTCGGGTTTAAGTATTCGCGCATCAGCATCAGCCCCGACGAAGCGCAATTCATCGAAACGCGCAAGTTTCAGGCCGAAGAGATTTGCCGCATTTTCAGCGTGCCGCCGGCCTTGGTGCAACTCGAATCGCAGACGACGTACAACAACGTCGAGCAACAAAATTTGCAGTTTGCACGGCACACGGTTACGCCGTGGGCAAAGCGCATTGAACAGGAAATCGACCGGAAGTTATTGCAGGCACGAGAGCGGCCGGAGCTGTACAGCAAGTTCAATTTAAACGACTTGTACAGGGGCGACATGCAAAGCCGTGCGGCGTTCTATACGCAGATGTTGCAAAACGGCGTTTTGAATATAAACGAAGTGCGGCAAAAGGAGGATATGAACCCCACGGAAGGGGGCGACAGCCATGTAATTCAGGTGAACCAGTTGGCGCTAAACAAGCTGCAAGACTACAGCGAAAAATTAGCAAGCAATGGCGTTCAATGATTACCCCGAAAGCGCGGTAAATAACGCCAAACGCGCCCTAAAATGGGCAGACGAAAACGGGTGGGGCAGTTGTGGAACGCCGGTAGGTAAGCAGCGAGCCAACCAAATCGCCAGCCGGGAAAAGCTATCTTTGGACACAGTAAAGCGCGTTTACAGCTTTCTTAGCCGTCACGCACAAAACGCCGACGTACCTTACGACGAAGGGTGCGGCGGTTTGATGTACGACGCATGGGGCGGTAAATCAATGCTGCCTTGGGCGCGCAAAACAATAAATAAAATGGAAGAAAAGAACAACAACCACGAAGCCGAATTGCGGGCGCAGTATGGCGAAGATGTGGAATTGAGAACCGCCGAAGTGCGGGCGGCCGGCGACGATTCGTTAATCGTGGAAGGCTACGCCAGCAACTTTGAAGTCGAGTATGATCTAGGATATTTCAAAGAATCCGTAGCACGCGGCGCGTTCGATGAGGTGTTAAACGACGACGTGCGGTTCTTGCTGAACCATACCGGCGCGCCATTGGCACGAACTACCAACGGTACGTTAGAACTTACAGTCGACGAAACGGGTTTGCGCTATCGTGCGGCACTTGCCGACACGCAGGACGGTCGCGACCTTTACAAGCTGATCAAGCGCGGCGACATTACCCAAAGTTCGTTTGCGTTTACGATTGACGCGGACGAATGGAGCGAAGACCGTAGCACGCGGACCATCACCAAAATTGGCCGTTTGTTGGACACGTCAGCCGTGACGTACCCAGCAAGCCCCAGTACGACAGTAGCAGCGCGAAACATGGCAGCGGCGGCGCAGGAAGCGGCGGAATTGAACGACGAACAGGTAGCAGCAGAACCGGCAACGGAAGAGCGCGCAGAACCTGAAACCATAAAAACCGAAGCGCGTAACTTTACGCCAACAACTAAGAACAATTTTTCAAATATGACTCTTAACGATTTAAAGGGCCAGCGTTCCGCATACTACGAAGAGTTCGTAGGTATCGGACAGAAGGCCGACAGCGAAGGCCGTTCATTGACTGAGGCCGAGCAGGAACGATGCGACAAGCTCGACAGCATGGTTGCCGACTTGGACGTAAAAATTAAGCACAAGCAGCGCGAGCAGGAAATGGTTGCACGCATGGCGCAAAGCGGCACGGCATCGAACGCCGAGCAGCGCGAAGTTGAGCGCGTACACGGTGCGTTCTCTTTGTCGCGTGCGGTTGCACAAGTAGCCAACGGCCGCAACTTGGAAGGCGCGGAAGCGGAATGGGCGCAGGAAGCCGCCAAGGAAGCACGTTCGCAAGGTTTGCAGCTCGCCGGACAGATTGCAATTCCTTCGATGGCTTTGCGTGCTTTGGGTGACGCTGACGAACACAGCGCGACAACCGGTTCAGGTGCGGGATTTGTACCTGAAGTTGTACCGGCAGCAATCGAGGCGCTGCGCGCACCTACCGTTGTTGAAGGTTTGGGCGCTACCGTAATTCGTAACGCTACCGGAAACTTGCAGTTCCCACGCGTAAGCACTAAGGCGACAGGCTTTACAGCGACTGAGGCCGGAGCCACTACCGACGCAGGTTTATTGCTGGATGAAGTGTCAATGACACCGGAACGCGTAACAGCGCAGACCACGTACACGAAGCAATTGATTTTGCAAGGCGGTGCGGCAGTCGATTCGTTGATTGCAAACGACCTTACGGCAGCAATGAACGCGTTTATTGACGACCGCGCGTTCGACGTGATTTTGGCCGATGGTGATATTGCGGACAAGTCAAACGCAACAGCAGGCGAAGCTATCGTAGGCGACGCAGAAATTGCAGCTATGGCTGTACAGATGGAAAGCAGCGTATTGGCAGCGGGCGGCAACTTGGCCGGCGCAACTTACGTTATGTCGCCACTTGCATACGAGTTGACCAAGCACGCAGTTGGCGTTACAGGCGTTAAGGCTTTGTTTGAAAACGGCGAGTTCAACGGATTCCCAGCAATTGCAACACCTTACTTGGTGAACGCATCAGGCACTTTGGGACAGGTTGTATTTGGTAACTTTGCGCAGGGCCTTATCTTGGCTTACTTCGGTGGTCTCGATTTGTTGGTTGATCCATACAGCGCAGCGGGTAACGCGCAAGTAACCTTGCACGCCAACCGATTCTTCGACGTTGCAGTACGTCAGCCGGGCGCGCTCGCCATGGCGAAGGACGTTGCAGCCGCAGACGAGTAAGATTTAGCGTAATTCTAAGAAAGGGGCGGCTACGGTCGCCCTTTTTTTTTGTCCGTATTTTAGCGACATGATGACCGTAGAAATCACAGGTACGCCGACGCTAGACAGCGTGATAACGGTTGCCGACCTTAAAAGATCGGA